TGTTCATCATCATATGAAACAATCAGAGCATCATTCACATAATCACGGGTCTACTGCTAAACCTTGCGATATTTTAATGAGGTCACATCATTATAGTGGGGGAATTACCAATGTAGCTCCACATTATGCCAAAGGTGGAAAAGCATCTAGAAAACATAGGGACAGAGGAGGACCTGCAGATCTCAGGGGTCGTATGTTTGCAGAAGGTGGCCATGTAGATGATGAAGAATCTTCAAGAGAAGAACATAAAAGAGGCGGAAGAGCAAAACGTGAACGACATGCTTTTGGTGGTCCAATGGGTATGGCTGTGCCTTCAAAACCTTGGTCGCTGAACGGAACACCATATGGAGGAATTAAACGTACTGACCGTTTATTATCACCAGAAATCAGGGAAGCATTAAATAATCCATCTCATCCCATACATTCTCAAAAATTTTCTGGAAATCCTAACCAAATTAAATCTCAATATTATGGGAAACCTTCTCTTGCACAAACTCAATCTGACTATCTTCCATCAGGACCATTTAGAAGGAAAAAAGGCGGTTCTTGCTATGCTGAAGGTGGAGAAACCAAAGAATATGGAGAAAAACCATTAACTGGACAGTTAAGAAAGGGTGGAAGGGCAAGACATCGTCATCATCATTTTGAAGGTGAAGCCGTTCAAGGTGAACCTGTTGCTGATAATTCCGTACGACAAGAACAAAAGAAAGGCGGAAGATCCAAGCGTCAACATCATTATTGGGGGCAAAATGTTATTGGTAGATTACCTTTAATTGGTGGCCTTGCAAATACTATCGCAAATACCGCAGGGACTCTTGACTCCCATAAATATGGAGGGGCTGAATATGTTGCGAAGAAAAAAGGACAAAAAGCCGCTGATATATTATCAACTATCGGAAATCTTGGAGCTACTGTAGGTTTGGGTATGCTAAAAAAAGGTGGTGGTGTACATCATAAACATAGACACCATCATGCTGCTGGTGGAGCAGGAAAAGTTCGTAAAGGTATGATGACTGAATCTGGACATATGATTCATTCTGATATATAATGCATTCGGTTGATTCTTAAATTAATATCTTAGTTACATTTTCCTCAGATATTTATCTTATCTATTTAAGAATCAACCACCAATTTCATATTCATATATTTAAGAATTAGCTACTACTATAGAATCTAAATCTTTTTTAAGATAAATAATTAAATATTTTAGATCATTCTCAAACTCTTGTATACGTTCTTCAATCAATTTTAAAAGTTGTTCTTGAGTCATGTTAATTTTCCCTGTAAACTTTTCAAAAAGCTTTCAAAATTGATTAGTAATTTATTTAAGGTATCCATGTCATGAATACTTTCAGCATTAGAAAAAGATGCAGAAAGAGATCTTGTGTATATATCAGCATGAATGCCGAATAATTCTTCCAATTTTTCGTGAAGCTTTATCCCTTTAGGTGATAACTTGACGACACTGGAACGACCGTCACAAGATCTTTTCTGTTGTACTACATATCCATTTTGAATCATCTTTCGAAGATTATAAGAAACATTTGATCCTAAATAATAGTCATAGTTTTTCAAATCCCCAATAATCACTTGTTGCATCCCTACTTTATAAAGGACGAGACACTGGACATTATTAATGTCTCGAATCTTCATCCGATCCAGCTCAGCCTTCATAACTTCTAAGAAAAGACGATGAAGTCGTTCAATCATAACAACTGATTTAAAATAATTTTCTTTCATAATACATCCTCTGAAACTTCTAATTATAAGAACATTAAAAAACATTTGTCAACTGATTTAAAATAATTTTTAAATTTAATGTGAAAAATAATAAACAATAATAAATATTATTATTAAAAAAGCAATCATGTTCATCGTATCTTATTTTTTATGTATAGGGTTTGTTTTCTTTTTGCCATGGAGCATAATCTTCAATTTTTGGGTCTTCTTTGTTAGTTACCCAACCATGTGAAGTTATCCATATAAAAGCTTGACTCAAAGAATCTATAATATCATTTGATTCAGCATTTGGGAAATTAATTGCAGATTCAAGTAACATTTCACTATCTTCCGTATAAAACTCATATTTTGGTGATTCCGTTTGAAGCCAAACAAGACCATTTTCTATCAAATGGCTTATAATACGACATCTACCAATTTTATCACCATATTTTCCAGGATCAAATCTCATAACAGGAAGGTTGGCACTCATCAAATCAGCAAGAAGAGAATAACCGCTAACTTTTCCTTCAATCAATATTAAATCAGGATTATTTCTTCCTATTAATGGATCATCAACATACGTATCTTGATAATTGTTATATAATCTCGTAGCCATTTTTCTTAAATCTGGATATTCAATCCTGTCTTTGAAAAGACTTAACAACATTATATTACTTATTCCCCCTTTATCTTTAAAAATCCCCCATGTTGTACACGCTGAATAACAGGAATTCACACTACTAGTTAAGGCAGTATCCCAAGATTGAAGAATAAATTCAAATTCTGGTAAGTCTTTTTGTTTCCATGGTTTAAACCATTCTTCTTTTAATATTCCTCCGCCTGCTGGTGAAGGTCTTTGTTGAAGCTGACCTGCTATTCTATAACTATCATTATGAAAATCTTTGGTCTTAAATAATTCCAAACTTTCCCTAGTTATAGCTTGAGGCCATATTATTTCTCTATCTTTCTTTCTTGGATCTTTCCATGGTTTATTATTAGTACTTCGTAACGGAATAGTGATACATCTTCTAGATTCCTCAAATTCCATTGGAAGACATAGATGAATCCATCTAGCATCATTTTTAGCAAGAATATTTCCTGTGACATCTTTTTCATGAGTCCGTTGTTGAACAACAAGCCTTCTGAATTGATCGATAGTTCCTGAGTGCCTTGATGACATAACAAAATCATGCCATTCATTGGTGCTCGTTCTTATAACCTCACTATCACTTGTTAAAACATTGTTTGGATCGTCTACAATTTCATAATGACCACCTTCACCCGTATTTGATCCACCTACTGAGCTTGCTATACGATAACCTGTTTTATCATTATCAAATCTAAGTTTATTGTTAACATCACCCATCAATTTAAATTTACTGCCCCATAATCTCTGATACCAATTACTTTGAATTAGCCTCCGACATTTAACACTATCTCTTACTGATAGGACTTGAGCATATGAACTATAGAGAAATCGAGAATGTGGGTCATTTATCCATGCCCAAGCAGGGAATAAAACTGAGCACAAGTTACTTTTTCCAAGCCTTGGAGGAAGATTAATGATAAGCCTATTGATATAAAGATAGAAAAGAGCCTCAAGATGTTCGCATATCGCTTGTACATGCCAACCATATATGAACGGAGCATTACCTTCTATTATCGGCCATGCTTTTTCAACAAATAAGAGAAAGGAGTTCTCACATAACTCTTTTAACTCTTTTTCTTCATCTGATAGGTCGTTCCCCGATATGATTAAATCACGCTTTATCTTTAAGTTTAAAAGATTATTTAGCCTATCAATCTTTTTCACATCACATTACCCGTCCAAACGTAATGTTGATCCACGCCAAAGCAAACCTTTGCAAACTGTTCCAGTGAAAGACTTACCATTTTTAGTTGCTATAAATCCTGTTTGATAGAAATCTTCCTTACTACAAGCGAAAAATCTATATCCTGTTATTTCGTAATGATCCCATTCATGAGATCTTGCATAACTTTCAACACTTTTTTCATCGCATGCGCATAGAAGAACTAAAACAACAATAAACAATATATATTTCACTTTATTCTCCTATTTATTTTCCTTTTACAATACCCATAACATGGAGTTTATCAATCTTTATCACGACGATCTTTATCACGATCATGACGATAATCCATAATAGTATTAAAAATAATTCATATAAATGCAAAATAACATAAATTCATAAAAAGATCATAAAAGGGGTTAGAACAACATGTTTCATTCATTTTCATTATCCTTATTAAATTATCAATGATACGTTATTTTCTTATTATTACACAATATCGGAAGTATATTTTTTTCAAACGTCACAGAACCATGAACACTAGTCTTATCCTTTAAATTTTTTACATCTGTATCATTCAATGCTCTATCCATGGCTTTCATCTGTAGTATCTCGCTTATAACTTCCATACCCATACTTTGTAGTTCCTGACTAAGTATTAATTTTACTAATTTCTTTGGTTGAATGTCTGTTCCATCTTGTTTAGATTTCATTCTATCTATAACTTGTTCATGAAAAAAATTATCCAATTCATCTATAGTATTAATGTTTACGATTAATTGTTCAGTCATTTTTTATCCTCTTTTATCCTCACAAATTATTAATTGTTCAATAAATTCTGAAATTCTTCTGCCCATTCTAAAACCTTCTCAGACGCAAAAGATGTTTCTGGCGTATCTCCTTGAGAAATCATCATGAACCAACGTTCTATTGGAGAATTTAAATCTTTTATACTAAAAGAATCATCTTCTATATCTTTATTTTTAATTTTTGCGATAGAACCCATCAAGCAAGAACATTAACCAAAACCGGAACCGTCACCGGAACCGGAACCAAAACCGTCACCGTCACCAAAACCGGAACCGTAACCGTCACCGTAACCGTCACCGTAACCGGAACCGTCACCGTAACCGGAACCAAAACCGTAACCGTCACCGGAACCGGAACCGTCACCAAAACCGTAACCGTAACCGTAACCGTAACCAAAACCGGAACCGGAACCGGAACCAAAACCGTAACCGTAACCAAAACCGGAACCGTAAAAATCTAATTTTTCTAGTTTTGATGTTCCGTCCATACTTTGACCCCCTTTATTGATTTTTCGGATTCTTCCGAACAAGGAATGATCTCAAAAATTTCAGGAAGCCACTCATAAGGGACTTCTGCAGGAAATGTGCATGTATCTGGACGTGATACGCCTTTTTGACTCAATTCAGATAAAGTTGCAGCACCATCCCAGTATCTAAGACGCCTAGAATTTTCCAGTACCACAATTTGACCATCTAATTTTTTTAATACCCCTGCAAAAATACCCGCTTTTGAACGAACAATCACATATTTACCAATTAAATAATTTTCTATCATTGCTTTATTCCCTTCTTAAAATCAAAATCATGACCTATAGTTTATACAAATTACTCTAACAAGAACATTTAGTCACATTAGAGAGCATCCGTCAACACATTTCTATCGCAGACAACAATATTTTCAAGTCCCTTATGGTAAAAACCATTTCAATAGCTTCAAGATCAGAAAGCTGCTTTCCATCTACTTTTTCTTGTCTATCTGAGATATTCCGTTTTATAAAATCTTCAATATATTTGAGTTCTTTTACTTGTTCTGTTAAATTATTTGTTCTTTCAACGTCCGCTTCTTCTTGAATTTTTATAATATTATCTAGAGGCTTATTTTTTAAAAATCCTTCTTTACATGCTAATTTAATTTGATCTTTAATCACATTAAGCATTTCATCCAATAGAGGTTCTGTAGGAATATCATCTTTTTTTTCTGACATCATAATATAAATCATGTGAGCCATAATTAATGTTAAGGCAGATAAAGTGGGTCTAAGTCTTTTGTCTTTTATATAATTTTTTAAACCATAATATATGTCACAAGAATCCATATTTTTTCCATTTTTCTTAAGCATCTTTTTCTATAATCCTTCCCACTTGCTCTTCCAGTTGCCTTACATTAATTGTGTCTCTCTTCAATGAGAGAGTCTTTACCAAGTTCATGCCGTGACTTACATCTATCGTTCCCTCTCCCATTTTCTCTATAACAAACTGCTGTGAGCTATCTATATCTTCAACCGTCTTTGATAATAATGGCTTCTCTAATCTGTTGATAAGGTTATTGTTGATAAATTTTTCCAACATAAAGGTTAACATCTTCTCGTTGCCATCCATAGCCATGTCAACTGCTTTGCTTACTAATGAATCCCCTAGAGATTCTATTCTCTGGAATAACCCCAATGTAAATTGATTCCTTTTATCTTTATGTTCCATAAGAATTCTGGTAATCTCTGGATTGGTTGCTTTTCCATATGGATTACCAGATTGTCCTTTTTGAAATTGCCCTGAATTTTTCATTCCTTTTGATGGTGCCATTGACTAATTTTTCCTTCCCTGAATGAGCCTATCTATAATATAGTATAATTTCTATCTTATATTGACAAGTGTTAATAAATAAAATATAATAATATTATAAAAAAATTTAAACTGGAATAAAATATAATGCTAATTATAAATATAATCAAGAATTTCTTAGAAAAAAGACGTACTTTAAAAAAAGTAAAATCTTATAGAATCCGATGGATAAAAGAAAAAGAGGAAATATTCAGTAAAGCTCCATCATCAACATATATATATAAAGGAACAGAATTTAAAATATATTCTAACGATCCTTTTATAAAGAAAAAATGGGACCAATGTGAGGAATTAGAGAGAATTCGAGAAAAATATGAATGAATAACTCAATCAAATTATTAGTTGAAAAATATAAGGATAACATCAGTAGGATCAAAAATTTTAATCCAGATTATGAATTATGTGACTCTTACGATGAATATCTCAGAGGATTAGATGGATTTGTAGAAAAGAGATTGGAGTTAATAAACATTATCTTAGAAAAGAAGATAAAACTAATGGAGGATATATTAGTATTAGATAAAATGGTAGAAGAGTTCATGAGTGTAGATAAAGAATTCAAGTTGAATGAATCGGTTACTCATCTTTTAGAACATAGTACAAAACGACAAAAAGAAATATGTGGAGTAAATTATAAATTAATCCAAAATGACTGGACGGAAAAAGGATGGAAAGATTAATACTAACACATATATCTGAATCATTGGGTTTATCGGATAAGGATATCAAAATATCTAAAAAATTTTTTAGTGAAAAGAATTTTGAGAAATATATAAACTCTTTGCCTAAATATTCTAAAAGGTCTCCATCTAAATATGAAAACCACATAAAGGATTATTTAATAAAGAATAGAAGTGCACGGTTATTCGATATTGTTAAGGGATGTCAGGCGCTAGGCCTAAAATTACAACCAAATAAACCAAATTGTATATTTTATAAGACTTTAAACAAGCTTGTACAATCTGGGAAAGTTACTAAAAAGGAGAACATTTATGTTTGGAACTACAATGAATAAATTGATAAAAATCATTATATTGTGTAGGATCAAAACGAAATGGAAACCACATTAGATGGAGCAACCCTATGCAATGGAAAGATCATTTAAAGGGACTGGAAAGGATGAGGGATGATACCCATTCATCACATCAGCCTTCTAGGAAATATGCCAAAGGGGGTTCTATAAAGGGATCCAGAAAGAGATTTCCTATGGGTGGTACTACTGCAAGTCCTGAAGCTAGAGAAAGATTTGAGGATATGTATAGAGGGACAAAGATAAATCCCTCAGAACAACCTCGTTTCCTAAGACCAAGACGAGAGCGCTCCCAATCGCCTATTGCTAGAGCTAGAGCAAGGTCAGAATCTCCAATTAGTAAATATTTCACAGATGATTTTCACTCTAATCACTATATGAGATTGCCCGAAGGACAAGATCCTGATGAATTTGTAAATAAAGTAGCAATTAATAAAATTAGAAAGAGGAAAAATGAGTTAAGTTCAATGTTATTAGCTAATGAAGCTGGTGAGAAAGATTTAAAGGAACATATTAAGAGCGAAGAAGGTCAAGAACGATTGAGTAGGCCTGGGCTTTATAATCTACCTCTTAGAAGTGAAGATAAAAAAATATATAGAGGAGTTACTGCTAGTCAGAATAGTATCCAACCCCATAGTGGTAATTTTAATATGTTAGTGGGAGCTCGACCTAAATACAATAAAAACGGTGAACTAATCAGGTATGTTGTTAAGCATAATAAGGGATTTAGGGGAGGAGAAGGGGCATTAATTCCTTATGAAAAGAGCAAAAAATTATCAATTGAAGAGCTATTGAATAGACATAAACCTGAAGATGAACATAAAGATGAGGAGAAGGGGGATGATTAGATTCTATATATCTCAACACTATCAGGTAATAAAGGAACATCTATCTTACTGCTTATAATCAATATTCTTAAGTTTTCTATATTTTCCAAATTATTCAAGTGTTTAGTTAAATCAGGACAAATCTCTATATAGCTTAGGTCTAACTTAATAAGAGATTTAAACTTTTTAAG